GAATCGGTTTAAAAAAGAATGGATAATTTATACTAATTGGAACTACTATATCAGTAAACATTTTTTTAGCGTCATTACCAGTTTTAGATAATATTCCATATCTACTATCACTTGCTAAAGTTGCTAAATTAACTGTTTCAGCTGATGACATAAAAGAAAATCCAGATCTACGGTTTTTAAGATAGCACATTCCGTAACATCTTTGATCTGCTTTACATGCCTCCCAAAATATAAAAAATAATCTATTCGCTTCTCTAAAATCTGGAGCACCTACATCAATCTTGCTCCATTGAAGATACATATAATGAGCGCCTGTTAAATAAGTTGGTTTACCGTTATTCATAAACCAAAAACCTTCATCTCTTCTTGTAAACTCTTCATCTATATAGTCGAACCATTGACCTTTTGATTCTTCTGGATAATTTCTCCAATCAAATATATTTTTTAATCTATTTAATTCTTTTGGATATATAGACTTTTCCCAATATTGTTCTTTTTGCTTTTTACTTCTACTATATATTTGATTTGGTGTTTTTGGTAACGCTATCTTTAAATTTTGTATTTCTATTATGTCACCTATTTGACCAGTTTTAGAAATAACAATAATATCATTTTCTTTATTATAACCATATCTCCATTTCTTAGATTTGTTAAGTCTTTTTATGGTGTTTATTTTTATAGGCTCTATAACCTTTACTAAAGTTTGCTTATACATTATTTAGACCTTCCTTCTGCAAATCCTCTAAACGCTCTTTGTTCTACTTCTTCTTTTGGTTTGTTGTTTAGTAAACTTTCTTCTTCTTGGATTCTAGTTAATATTTCAAAAGCATCAAATATAGCTAATTTTTTTGTTGCCGCCGCGTTCTTTAATCTATCTGCTGATATATCGTCGTCTGAATCTACTATAGGTTCTTTTGCTACTTTAATTAGTTCGTCAACAGCTTTTTGCCCAGCTTGGATTATATTCTTCTTCGTTTCCTTGATATTCATATTTAATTGTAATAAATTTAGTAATAACTCTATATAACCTCTTGCTATCTATAATGAATTCGTAAGTTGAAAAAGGCATAAAACCTACTAAATCATCTACTTTGTAAGTTCCATCTGTATACTTAATTATACCTATACAACTTTCTTCTTGATCTATATTTAACTTATTTCTTTGTTTAATTGGTTGTATAAAACAATAACCGCTAGGAGCTCTCCATTTATTTTTTCTTTTATATAAAAATATTTGATCTTCTTTTATAAAATAAGTATCTTCATTAAAAAAACTCCTACTATTTCTTTCTCTACCTTTCATATCATGCCATCTTCTAAAAACATTATGATGAGTTATAATGGTATCTCCTGGTTTTATTTCTGTTTCAAAAGCTGTAGGAACAGATTTAACAATAGCTTCTCTATTTACAAATTTATGTTCAGATATATTTGTGTTAAGTATAAGTTCTTTATCGTCAATCTTTTTTTTATTATTATATCTTTCTCCCAAAGGAGATATAATAAAATCAAATGGAGACTTCATTAATACTGCAAATTATATTCTATAGATATAGCCATATTTTTATTAAAGTCTTTCCAAGGTAAAACATCGCTACCTTTTTTTATATAGATAGAATACTTATCGTCTTCTTCTATAATATTATTAATAACATGACCTCCATAAACTTCTTGACCAACTGAATAATGCATAGCATCATTTTTATAGTCTTTACCTACTGTAATTTTTCTAATTAGTTTCATTATAATTTATTGATCCATTCATTATATTGATATCTTCAGTACCATAAGCATCTTGAAATTTACCTCTCATTAATACTAGCTCATCGTTTAATCCAGCTAAACTATGTAAGATACTGTGTTTCTGCGCTTCTAATTGACCTGTCTGTAAATGGTTTTTGTTAATATTGTTTATTAATTCTTGTAAAGATTTTAATTCTTCATTAGTTATTTTTGAAGGCTTAGTAGCCTTCGGTGTTTTTCTTTTTGCCATTTTATTTAATTTAATTTTATTATTTATTTATTGTTCGAATCCTAATATTACTGTAACGGGTCTTACATTTACTATTTCATCTTCATCAGCTATTGCTACACCATTAGCTGATTCTAACAATATAGAAGTCGCGTCAGGAACAGAGGCGACAGTGCCTATAGCAGTATCAGAATCATGTACGCATATAATATCTCCTGGTGCAAAGCATTTTCTAGCATCTACTGTTTTAACTGTTATATCAGTAGAGGCTCCAGATGTAACCGCTCCATTTGCTAATACACCTGTTGAAAAATCAAAATCATTACTAGCGCCACCAACTCCAGCACAGTATAATTTGTCATAACCTACATTTGTACCGCTATTAGGTTCTCCCTGTAGAACAAGCCCTCCGTTTGGAGTTAAACCTTCTCTACCGCTTACAAAAGTTGCCATATTCATATAATCTAATCCAATAGAAAATGTTGTAATATCAAACACTAAATGACCTAAAAGATTGTTATAATATCCATAACCAGATGCTGTTGCATTACCTGTTCCTAAAGATGTTGGAGCTGTTGCATCAGCATCGCCTTTAGCGAAAAATAATTGCATGTCTCTCTCTGTTTGAGGTGATCCGTCTTCACCTCTTACCAATAAAGCAGCACTAACTAAACGACATGCTCCTTTAGGTGCGTCAAACGCAAACCAATCCCACATAACGTCTTGCGCGCCAAAAGGTAAATCTGTTTTGCCACTTTGTATTATCGTCGCTACAGGAAGCGTTGGCCTTAATGTTACTGAAAAATATTTACTCATTGTTTTATTTTTTTACTTTTTCTAGTGATCTACCACCGAAGTAAGCACCAATCACTGTTATTAATACTAATTGTAATAAATCAACCCATGTATCTTTTACTTCAAAAGCAATAGCGCCAGCATCAATAAATATCATTAATACTGTAGATACTACTAAGAATATAAGTACCATAGGTCGTATATTTTTAGAAAGCCATGAATCTGAATTCATATCAACTTTCCATCTATTTGAAACTTCTTTTTGCATTTGGGCTTCGTAACCCATTATCATGTCTTTTATTTTCTTTTCAGCTTCAAGCTTTTCTTCTTTAGATGTATGTAGATTATCTATAACTCCACCTACGCCTTCTACTAGATCTTTAGCTCCTCCACTAAATATTTGTCCTAATATATTCATAATTATTTTATTTTATCTTCTACTTTTTTTCTAGCTCTTTCGCCAGCTTTATAAGCTTCTTGTTCCCATGGAAAACCTTTCCATCCTTCTGGATGAGATTCACCAGTTTTAGGATCTATTATATTACCATCTTTTCTCAAATACTTTTTACCTTTCCAAGTAACAGTGTTATCTGTGTATCCTAATTTTTTAACTTTTCTTTTAGCTCCTGGTTTAGACTTTACTTTTTTATTCATATCATCTAAATGTCTTTTTTCATGCGCTACAACTTCTGCTTCTAAAGGACTACCCTCAGGGACGCTTTCATCAACAAATATAGTACCGTCATTATTAGCTTCTCCTAAAATACCTTCTTCTAAATTTTTTCTAAAAATTGGAGTTTTAGATTTAAAGGCACTGCTAAACGTTTGTTTAAAAGGTTTACCTTCAGCATCTGTAAAAGGTTTAGAAGGATAAGTATTGTGATATTCTTCGTGCTCTGTATCTGTTTTAAAATCACCGTGTGGTTTTTCTACTTCATCAACAACTTTGCCTTTCTTTATATTTACTTTATAACCCATATGTTTCAAAGGATTATTCATTTTAAAAGCCATATTATCTTTCTTTGTCTTTTATCATATCATCTATAGATTTATTAAAAACCTTATCTGTATATGATTTGTTATTATAAAAAATACTTCTCTCTGAAGTTGGTAAATCTTCTTCTGCTAAAAGTATTCTATATATTCTACTTATTAATTGAGAGCATTTAAATGAGGTTTTGAATACACTATACTTAATAGTGGTTCTGTTGCGATGTCTCCAAGTCTCTATCCAACCCTCTCTTCTGAGTCTTTCCCAACGGTTCTTATCCCAACTCATAGTATAAACTCCGTCTATAAACTCTTTTCGTGTAAATCTTTCTTTACAATCTAAATAAATTAATAATTCTAAATCTGCATCCTTTAATCCGTAAGTCTTACAGGCCCATTTTCTAACGAGCCTGTAATACTTAAGGATATTCATTTCACGCAGATCCTGCGCGGTTAGTCTCACTTACTACGAAGCAGTAACTGTAATAGTACTAAGTGCAGTAACTTCTGACACAGCGTAAGTAGAGGCTAAATCGTCAGCAACTACTATAAACCCATCATGATGGATACCACCAGTAGCAGCACCAGCAAATAATCTTGATAGTGCAGCGATAGCATCAGCGTGATCATTAGCTCCAATTGTACAAACAACTTTGTCGTTTATAACGCTAGTAGTTGAATCTCCATCGTGATCAAATTGAACTTTTTCTTTCATAATTACTGGTTGAAAAAATAAAGTTAACGTGTCATCAGCTGTTGGAACCATACCAGTTAATCTAGATAATGGAAAACACATTGAATCTGCAGATGCATCATCATCTCCTAATGTTGCTTGTGTACGAAAGTACAAATAAACTTCTTTCATTTTGATTTGTTTTTTTTGTTAATAATTAGGTTAATTTACGTTTTGAGTTTTGGGGTTTGGGTTTATGGTTTTGGTTAATCTATAAGTACAACGTCCATTTGTTTTATAACGCCGTAAAATTTATCTTTATGTTGTATACCGTGGCCTGCATGTTTATCGTAATATATAATATCATTTTCTTTTATTCCTTCCACAAGATTTCCTATTGATATTACTTTAGCTTTTAAGTACCTATTGTCACTATCTATATCTTCAGTAATTAATAGCCCACCAATTTTTTTCTCTTCTTCTTTTATTGTTTCTATGATTATGTAATGATTAACTGCCTTCATTTATTCTTATATTAGATATTACACAATCTGCTGAAATTATAGTTGAAACTACACTTACAGCATTTTTAAGTGCAGATTTAGTAACAAGTAAAGGATCAATAATTCCAGTTTTAACCATATTAACACTTTCTCCTGTAACAACGTTTATACCTAATCCTTTAGACGGTCTAGGTCCAGTTTGTGTAAAGCCAGCATTGTCTAATATCGTTTCAAATGGAGCTTTTATTGCTTCTAATAAAATAGATTCTCCAATATTTTCAGGTTTAATACATTGAGAAGCGTTGAGTAGCGCAACACCACCACCTGGCACGATACCTTCTTTCAGGGCCGCTTTTGTAGCGTATATCGCATCCTCAACTCTATCTTTCTTTTCTTTAAGTTCTATTTCTGATTCTGCACCTACCTTTATAATACCAACAGAACCAGATAACATAGCTAATCTTTGTTCTATTTTTTTCTTTAAGAAATCATTTTTTTCTTTTTTATAAAGCTTTTTTACTTCTTTTATTCTTTCAGTTACGTCTTCTGTATTTTCTAAAATAGTAATAACAGTATTTTTATCATCAGTAACAGATTTTTCAACCTCTCCAAGCACGTCTAATGAAATCCCATCTAAAGAATCTCCTAGTTCTTCGTTGATTACTGTAGAATTTGTTAAGATCGCCAAGTCTTTAATAGTGTCTTGTTTAGTAGGGCCAAAGCCTGGTAAGTCAACTATATTAACTTTAATGTTTCCTTTAACTTTATTCATTAAAAGTGCGCTTTTAACTTGTTGGCTTACTTGAGCAACTATAAGTAAAGATCTATTTTGTTTTATAGCAAACTCTAATATGTTTTGAATCTTTCTAATATTTGGGATTTCTGACGCTACTATTAAAACTAATGGTTTTTCTAGCATTGAACGTTGTTTATCTGTGTCAGTTATAAAGTGAGGTGATGTAAGTCCGGATTCTATCTGTACTCCGTCCACTATTTCAACGTAAGTATTCTCTGTTTCTGACCCTTCCATCAGCACTACACCATCTTTACCTACTTTTTTATAAGCTTCTGATATAATTTTCCCAAGTTCTTTATCATTATTGCAACTAATAGAAGATACATTTTCCAACATGTCACCTTTTATTTCTATTGATTGCTCTTTTAGATAATTATTTACTTTTTTAAGTCCAGATTGTATACCTTCTTTTATTTCTCTTATTGAGACACCATGGTATTTTTCATGGTTTACATTTTTTATTAGTGATTCAGCAAGAACGGTAGCTGTAGTAGTTCCGTCTCCTGCTTCTTTCACTGTATTTCTAGCAGCTTCTTTAATAAGTGTAGCTCCCATGTTTTCAACCGGATCAAACAAGACAACTGATTCTGCTACAGTTACTCCGTCTTTTGTGATAACCGGTTTTCCTCGAGCGTCTTCATAAATAACACATTTACCAGATGCTCCTAAAGTGGACTTAACTGCTTCAGCAAGTTTATCCACGCCTTTTATAATTCTTTGCTTTGCGGAATCGCCAAAGTTTAAGTCTTTGACAATCTCGCTAGGTTGATTGTATTCCATTTAATTTAATTTAATTGTGTTTCTATTCAAATGTTTTTATAACTTTTGGGCCTTGTATAGCTTCTAATTTTTTAGAGAAATGATCGATGCTTCCATCTATGGCAGTTTCAGCACCTTTTATTGTCTCTCTTCTTGTAACAGCGTGCCATTCCTTGTTTTCAGGGTTTGAGCACTCTGTTTGATAAAAACCATTAGGTAATTGGGTTATTCTCCAGTTTTTCTTTTCTGCAAGATGTTTCCATTGGTTAATAGTTTTTTCATTCGGTTTTGTTGTGTTCGTGGTATACGAACTTTTGTAATACAAATAAGTCATTTTGGTTTTATTTTAGGTTAATAACTTGGTTTAGGGTCTTTCCCTATATTTTAATCTACCTCGTCAGGATTTGGGCCTAATTCTTCATCTCTTTTTAAGGCATCTTCCATTCTTTGATCGTTACGTAGCTTTTGTAATTCTGTGTTTAATACAGTTAGATCTTTCTTTTCTTGCTCATTTAGATCTCTTCCATAAGTAGATTCATTTTCATTAATAAATCCTATTCTATCTTCAAGATCATTTATTTGTTCAACTACATTATCTCCTGTATACGGTTCTAAATCTTCAATCTCTGATGGTAATCTATCTACTAATTGATTAATTGGAGAGTTACCCATAGTTGTTGGATCTATTCCAGCGTCTTCAAATGCTTTGTATTCTTCATGAGTCATAGCATCTTGATTAATACCACCTTTGTCACGATATTTCATAGATTGTTTAAGAATAAAATCTTCTTTTGCTGCTTTAGATGAAAATCTTCCAGGAATTGGCTTCTTCATGCCTATCGTTGGATCCCAATAGTAATCTTGACCCTCTTTCATAGCTTCGATTTCTTTTGCTACTGCTCTTCTACGCTCTCTACGAGACATATCTTTAATTTTACCCTTAGTTTCTTTATAACTACCTACATATTCTGCTGGATTACCCTCTACATCCTCTCCTGGTATTGTAACTGATTGTTTCATAGGTGTTGGTTCATTACCCATATTAAAGACTTTATAATCTTGTGGATCACGGTAGTTCTTCATTGGTGTTTTATCTGGAATAGATTCAAGTCCTTTTCCTCTATCTCTTTCTTCTGCCGCTTGTTTTTCTCTTATTCTTCTTTCGATTTTTTCCTGTATAGTAAGGCCTTCATCTCTATCAATAGAAATTCCAGATGATCTTTGATCTATTGGTTCTTCACCTACAGGCTGCGGTCCGAAACCTTGTTGAAAAGGAGAGGATGCTGATCTACCATCTTTCATACTTGGTGTTTCAGATCTTTGATTTATTCCTGGCAAAGCGTGTCCTTTCATTTTAAACCCTTTACCTTTTGCTTTTCTTGACATAATTAATATTTTTTATGTTTTTTAACTGGTGATTTTTTATCTGCAGCAGCTTTTTTCATAGACTCTGTAGTGTTACCATCTCCATCAATATCTGGATAGTCTGGCTTAGCAGCTTCAAATGGTGACTTATTAGTTTTTTTCTTTGTCATCTTTTTACCTTTTGGCATTTTATCAATTTTACCAGGTTGTAATCCAGTATACGATCCCGATTTTCTTGCTTTCGTAAACGCCTTTCTAACCTCTTCATCAGACATACCACTTATGTTCTTTTTATCTGTTTGTTTAACTGGAGATTTACCACGCGCGTCTTTACCTTCAGGTATATCAAATTCTCTTTTTTTAGCTGGTTTAGCTTTCATTTCTTCTTTACCCATTTCTTTCATTCTTTCTTTCATTCTTTGCTTTTGCTCATCAGTAAGATCTGTTTTGTACTTATCTTCCATAGATAGATCTTTTCTATTAGGTTTCTCTGTTTGTTTTAAAGCCGACTTAGTCGCCATTTTACCCATTTTGTATGGGTTTCCTTTCATTTTAAATGCCATAGTTTTATATTTATTTGTTTTTTAAAGGTACCTCTATTACTATATCACCTGGAAAAGTATAGTTTTTACCTGGTTTCATTAATTTTGTATTTCCTAAATTGTCTTTACCAATAACATCATGTGGTACTTCTTCCATAGTTATATGTTTACTATGTATCACGTTAATGTCATTTTGTTTATCTGGAGAATCTATTTTATATCCTTCTATAGAGTGCATAGAAACCATAGGTTCTCCTTTAGGATTTGGTTTCCTCATTTTGAATTTACTCATTTTACTCTAACTCCATAGTTTTTGTACTAATCTTCCCTGTTTTCTTTTTAGCTTGCTTAGGTTTTGTCATATCTCTTTTCATAGCAACTTGCTTAGGTTTTTCGACAAGCTTTGCTTTCTTTCTAACAACTTGCTTAGGTTTTGTCATTTGTCTTACCACACCAATTTTCCCGCCATAATCTTTTTTCCCTTCTTTCTTAAAACCTTCATATGGTGTTGCTTTTTTCATCGCTTTTTCGATAGTACGTCTTTTAGGACGAGATATTTTCGTTAAAGTTTCTGTAGGACGTTTTACAGGATCTGGTCTTGTTCTTGCTTCCATCTTCTTATATACTTTCGTACTTTTCCCAAAGACTTCTCTTTTTTTAGTATCGATCGTTTTTCTCAAGCTTTTCTTTTTGCTTCTATTATCTCCATAAGTTTCTCGCGTTAATCCTTTCAATTTTTCATCACCGAAACGGTTATTTTTTACTTGTTTCATTGGAGATTCACCCTCTACTGCTTCTTTTGCTTTTTCTCTATTTAGTTCGTCTTGCGCACTAACAATATCTTGCATAATCATTTCTGCCATTTCTTCGTTACCTTCAGACATAGCTTTTTTGTAATCATTTTTAAAGTTCTCTAAAGATTGCTCTGTTGTTTCTTCACCTGTCCAACCCTCTTGGTATTCGTTATCAACTTGATTCATTGGGCTCGACTTAGCCGGAAAATCATATACGCCAGCCTTCACACCAATTTGATCAACATTTTGATCACTGTACTCTCCTGTTTCTGGATCGTATGTTGATCCTGCTCTTTCTTCTTTTTCTTTATCAGTTAAACCATATCGTAAATTTTCACGCCAGTTTAGTTTGTCTACATTTGATTGTCTTGCGGCATCTTCTGATAAAAGACGTTTATGTTCTTTTCTTTGTTCTTGACTCATGTTAGCAATACGTTTTCTGTCTTCTTTTCTAACCTTATTAAGCCAATCTAAATCACCTTGTTCTTCTGCATACTTTCTAGCTTCTCTATTAGTAAGCTCTACATTTCCTTCCCCTGACTCTATTGCGTCCATAGCTCTATCATAAGATACTCTTTTACCGTCAATAAAAGCTCCTTGAAATTTTGCTGGTGATCCCGATCCAATTCCAAAGTTTCTTTTCATTGGTGAACCTTTCATCTTAAATGCCATATTATTTTGTTTTTTTATGTTTATTAATTTTTACTTTTATATTTCTTCTATGCGTAGGGTGTTTCTTTTTCTTCCTATCTTTTATAATGATAACTTTTGTAGGTTGTTTATATGTAGGTGTAGTATATATAATGGGTGTTGTCGATGTGTATGGTACAACCGTGCATGAAGTAGCTAGCATCATGAGTAAAACACCTATGGCAAAGCCAAAGATTAAACCTATTATTGTCATTTCATTTTCTATTCTCATATTCTTACTAACTATTTACTAATAGTTACATACATTTCTCACTATTTAAGTGAAGTGTGACACTAGCTTGTTACTAATCTCTATATTAATACCCTAATGTCACTAAAAAAACATATTGCAAATATTGGGGTGTAGCGTTGCCCCCCAATCCCCCTCCCCCTCCCCCCCCTGCATAAAACATTTTCCAACGCGCGGTCCGCCACCCTCCGCCCTTTGCCGCTTAACTAGTATGTGCTCGAGC